CATCTTCAGTATGTTCATCATATCTAAACACTCCCTCCAACTCTTCTATCATTATGTCTTCTATATGTGGCATTATTCCTCCTCTCTTGTTTCTTCTACATCTAATCCTGATGTAGTTTCTAAATGTTCCATCCAATCACTACCACTCATAGAGTGAACAAAATTCTCTGCATCCTCATAGTTCTCTCCCATAAAACGAACCTCAACTTTGTATTCGTATGCCATTATTCTTCCTCTCTTTCACACTTACAATTTTCACAATGTAACATCATACCGCAACACTCACACCATTCTTGTATACAAGTTGTCATTCTTCCTCCTCACAAGTATCACATTTGAATTTACCCTTAGATACTTCACTCATGTCATCATTACCTAGTATGTCCTCGCATATATAACATTCTTTCTCGCAACAACGTGGATACTCATACTCATCTTGACAATCATCATGGTAGTCAATAGATATAAATTGTTTTTTATCTCTCGGTACTTCAGTTACAAAGTAAATCATTCTATCAACTGACATGAATCCACTTTGTATTCCCTCAAAGCTTCCGCTTGCGTGAACCTCTGTCCATATACATAAAGGATTCTGTTTCTTTACAAACTCTAGGTCCTCCCCGTATGTTTCAAAGTATCCGTATGTTTTTTTATAAATACATTTAACTACTAAGGGCCAAAACTTTGATGGATGTTTAGCATACTTACGTACAATGTTAAAAATAAACTTAGGTAATTTTCTTTCTTGAACATAATTATGATTTTCTGTTATTGGATTCTTTATAGGTTTATATTCTTGCCACTTCCCTAATGACATCTCTATAAATTCTTCTTCCTCCTCCCCTCCAAATAAATAATCGTTAAGTGTTTTAGATATAAAACTACTCATCCTAACCTCCTGTTAATCATCTCCAAGTTTTCAAAGTTTTCACGAATCATCCCAGATACTCCAAGTATCTGGTATTCGGGAACCCCTCGCTTCTTCCATTTGAAAGAAGCTACTTGTCCAATATTGATATACCAATCAACTTTACGATTTTCATATTTTTTATTTAGCTCTTCTAATGTGTATGTTTTCATACTCATCTTGTACCTCCTATATTTTCTGTCGTGTGCGTTAAGTTTATACTAAGGGACAATAATAAACAAGGATACATGATCTTTTCTGTTTTGTATTTGTATGCCCTGTATCATTTAACCTCCGTATAATTAAAGTTTATCAAATAAATATTTAGTTGTATACAAATATATATTTATCGTATAGAATACTTAGATAACTATATAGGAGGTACGTTATGAAACTATCCGAACTTCTAAATAAGATAAGAGAAGCGGAGGAAGTAGCAGAAGATGTTACTTCTAAATCCACAAACCTAAAAGATATGTTGAAGAACATTATCGGTGGACTTGATGAGGTGCAGAAATGAGTATAGAAGAAAAGGAAAGATTAGTAGCAAAAGAGTCTTTCTCCATAAAGGACTTAGCTCATGGTCTATATCTAAGAGATATAATTAACTGTATGCCGGATGAATATAGACTCCCTTATGATGAGACAGTTTATATTTCTATCGTTAAGGGAGTAATATATGATTACAATGAGGGTCTTGATGAAGAAAAGGATGGATGGTTTTGTAGCCAACATCCACAAGATGAAACATCAGAGAAATTATCTAATCTCGTAAAGGAAGATAAGAGATATGCGAGTGTATGTAATATGTCTGATGTCTATGAGTGGGTAATAGCTTCGGCTCTTACAGTTATCCAGAGGAGGTCTAAATGAAATACAAAACAGCATTGATAATAAATGTAAATGTAGATAGCGATGATATTGATAGCAACTTCTTTGAATCACATTTTGATTCTTTTCAAGATGGAGAGAACCCAAAAGAAAACGAGATAACAAATTCATTAATTAGCGAGTGTGAAAGTTGGTTAAATGATTTAGGATTCGGGGTAAGTGTTGAACATTCAGATAGAGAGTACCTGCGTAAAGGATTAGATGTAGCACTTGAACTCATGGGCAATAGAGATGTCAATGAGTGGGCAAAGATAATGGAGGAGGAATAGTGGAAAGATATACAGTAGAGATGGAGAGAAGAATATTCACAACTGTTTCGGCTACCAATGAACAAGAAGCTAGGGAACTAGCTGTTCAAGGAGATACAAAAGAATATATAGAAGATACAACTATCGTTAATGTAATTAAGGAGGAGGTTACAAGTGAGTGAAATAAAATTAATAGATATAGGTAGTGCGCCAGTAGATAGCGGACAGTTATTTATTACTGACCCGTGCTACATAGATAACTATAAGCAAGGAGATGGGAACCTACACATCCAAGTAGAGACAAAAGAATACTTGGATGACCCGACTATAAAAGAAAAGAACTTTTACACTAGAGTTTCCGAAAAATCTTTAGAGGATAATCACGGAAACGTATGTTCTGGGGTAGTTGTTTCTAGCGGGGGAGATGGAAACTTCTCTGTTTATCTTGTAAAGGATGGTGGTTCAGAAGCCGGAGTTTACATATCTTTAGATGGAAGCAAGCCGGTACTTGAATTAGATTACAGTCATATATACGGCTACGCAGAGGAGGAAGTTTATTAAAGTTACCTAACATATATACTCTCCTTGTATATAGACAGAGAAAGCCCCTCAGTTTCCGCTACTGGGGGGTTTCTCTTTGGTGTCGGGTGCGTTTAGATACCCCTGAAATACAAAGATATATTTATATAAAAGATCTTTATATATATGTTTCTATTAATCCTTTGCTGTCTCCCTGACATTTAGCACACCAATATATATTTGAATATAATTTTCCGATTATCTTTTTATTATTTATATTTTGTTTAACTAACTCAAATACATTCTTTGAATTACATTGTTTACATCTCATACTTATTAAATAGGGAAAGAGTTTTTCGGGTGCTTCAATATATATATAAAAAAATATATATATGCAATCCGATGATCTCCGGGCCTGTTTAATCCTTGCAATTCCTCCTAATTGTGCCAAACTTAGAGGGTACATATAAGGAGGTACAAAAAAATGATGCGAATAGATGCGGAGGTTTTATAATGATTGAATTTTATAAGACTTTCAAAAACAGGGCTAGTAAGAAGGGGGTTACGTGGTTAAACCTTAGATGGTTTCATCCGACAAATCCCCTATATAAGCGGGCAAGAATGTATGATGTCGGGTTGGCCTTTAGGGTTGACCTGAAAAAATCCGACACCATTCAGAGCGGGTCTGCAAATATGGGTTTTATGTTCCATAATGCCCATTGTGTTATGTTCATTTTATCTAATGAGTATATGCAAGATAGATACGGGAACTATGAGAGATACGAGACCCCAGAATATGACTATTATTCGGAACTGAGAGGGCGAGGGGGTGAGATTGTTAGAAGGTTTACTATATTAGGAATAGACCTTTCACGATCATATCATCCTAACGAACTAAGAGACGTTGAAGTCTTAACAGAATGGGGGCAGTACAACGAGTTGAAGCCGGCACGTAAGGACATGGTTAAACTTTTGGATAGGTCTTTGGACTTGGGGAGACTTCCAACAACTGCCGAGAGTTTTAAGGTGGTCTCATAATGCCTACATTTAAGCCGAAGGTATCGTATAAATGGTTCAAAGAGGGTTCTATTTTATGCAGGCATTGTAAAGCCCCGCTTGATTGTGATAACTTCGGGGAAAAGATAACGGAGGATGAAGGCTATCAACTGCCGAACACAATGTATTTAACACGTTGGGGCTTCTTCTGTAATACTTGTAGTCCGATGGTTGCGGAAGCCATGATTGAACTAGAGGAGGAATAACAATATGGCTAGGTATAAAGTTGAATTTGAAAGCCCTCCTATTCTATATATAGACTGGGATGGGAAGGGAAAACTACGGCATGAAGTGGTTGATGCTTGGGTTAGTTATTCATGGGATGAACTCCCTGATTATAAACTTACAGAAGTGGAACCGGCTACAAAGGGGGAATATGCGTAAGAAGTGGAACCGGTTAAGAACTAAAGAAGAGAAATACAATGACAGTAAGGAGGTGAAATAATGAACGATTTAGAACTACAAGGCTATCTAGTAGTGAAGATTAAATATCATGGCCCTACTAATACGAAGGGAACTCGTTTTTCCGTAACTATTGTAGGAGATAATCAAAATGACAAGTTCTGGTCGGAGTTAATCGGTTGGGATAGTGTTAGAAAATACTTTCCAAAGGATTACGAATTAGATGGACAAGAGGAGGACCTAAACCTATTAGAGAGGGCAGGCCTTCCACGACCTAAAGGCTACATATACAATTGGGCGGGAGACTTTGAACAGTATCTATATACTAAAGCCCAGTTTGTAGAACTATCAAAGGCAAAGGGTAACTCCTTTAATCAGGATGTTGTTAATTCCTACAATGTTGGATTGCAAATCAAGGAAATAGAAACAAATAAAAGCCATGTAATTAAATAACTAACTGCGAACCCTTTCAGTTAGTACGGGAGAGAGAGGCCTACGGGTCTCTCTTTCTTTTGGTCGTGTGTGTGGGGTAAGTTTTTTATATATAAAGTTATAGAAATAGAGGCCCTTCGATGATCTCCGGTCCGTACTCCATTTAATATATTGCTTATTCTTTCTGGTCTTATCTCTTGATTTGGGTCGGGTGTTTCTGAATATAGCAACAGCTTAAAATAGATACAGTTGGATGATCTTAATGGCTTATGTACCCCTTAGAGCTTGATATTTAACCTCATAGGGAGGGAAAGATTAAAACCAATAGGGGGCCTTAAACCCCCGCATTCTCGTACAAAAGTAGACAGGCGCACAACATACGCAGGCAGGCACACGCAGGACATGTAGGGAAATTCTCAAGGCAGTTATTTAGCAACCCCCTAATGTCAATCTAGGGTGTGGGGGAAATAAGAATGTATCCCTCAGAATAATGCTGGTAAGTATTGATCTTTTACTACACCTAGTGTACTTAGTGGAGATGTCCGGAATTGAACCGGAGTGTATAGCTAGTGTGATCAAGGGTAGTCTTTATTTAGTTTGTTAGCTATATATTACCTATCATCCCCAGTAGACACTATACCACATCTAGTGTATACCATATATAGTATATACAAGATATAGTATGTTAAATGTGTAGTGTTTATAGGGTTTTAGTAAAAAGTCATAAAATTTTATTAAAATTTTCAGTCAAGGTCCCTTGTCCTGCTATCATAAGATCAGTACAAGCCCTCTTACTACAGTAAAAGTTAGCTACTTAGTAGTAGGAGGGAGTGCTATTTCTACACCCAAATGGGCATAAGCGGGCTATGACTGCAGCTAGAGTCAAAATATTTACCATTTATTGATAAAGTTTAAGTCAAGTGCCTTGAGTATCCGGTTTGTCTTTCTAGTTTATCGTGCCACCGATCCCGGACTTTTTGTGTCCCGATCACTCTTACTTGTACACATGTTAGGTAGTCTTAACCATCTCAAACTAAATATATGTATGATACACTATAACAGATGGAGAAAGAAAGCCAAGCAAAAAAACAGTTCTGTCTAGCTAATGATTGTACGAAAATACTACCCAAGAGTAGAAGGAAGTACTGTTCTGATAAATGTGCTAGGAGGATTAAACAAAGGGCTTACAGAGCAAAAAAAACAGCATCTGAGTACCATATAGAGAAAGATGTAGATCACAATATACAGAAACGAAGAGGGAGATACTATGCCATTATGGAGAAAAAAAATTTTTTTGACTCTATTTTGAATGGTTCTAAATCTAAACAAGAGATAGCTGATATATTAGGATGTAGTTTAGCTACTATTACCAGATCTTTATCAGCTTACTTGAAAGACCAAGCTTTGAAAGATAATCAAAAGATATTAGAAAATAACCCCGAAGCAAAAGCAGCACTTGATGATTTTATATTATTTAGAGATACATATTTCCTTACAGAACAAGGAGAGCAGTATGAGACCCCAGAATTTCAAAAGCGTTGGATACATGCAATCCTAGAAGCTATTAAGCATGGTAAGAGACTAATGGTGCTATCACCCCCCCGGCACGGCAAGACAGACCTACTAACGCACTTCTGTGTATACATGATATGTAAAAATCCTAATATACGAGTTATGTGGGTAGGGGGTAATGAAGATATAGCTAAAAATGCAGTAGGTGCTGTATTAGATCATTTAGAAAATAATGAACAGTTGATTCAAGACTTTGCAGGGTATGAAGGTTTTAGGCCTATGAATAAATCTGGGAAGTCTTGGAGTACAGGTCAGTTTACTGTTAATACTAGAACAGTAGCTGGAATCAAATCTCCTACATTAGTAGCTGTAGGTAAGGGAGGAAAAATTCTTTCAAGAGATGCAGACCTCATAGTAGCTGATGACATAGAAGATCATGGTTCTACAGTTCAACCTAGTGCTAGAGAGAATACAAAGAACTGGTGGACAACAACACTTCAATCAAGAAAAGAGGAACACACCGGTATGGTAGTTATTGGGTCAAGACAGCACCCAGATGATTTATATAATTCACTATTAGACAATGAAGCTTGGGAGACAATAGTAGAACGTGCGCATGATTTAGAAATACCTTTAGACCAAGAATCAGAAGATCAAGATGATCACATGTTATGGAAAGGTAAGAGAAGTCATAAATGGTTATTAGAACAATTGTCTGCAGCTGAGACTACAGGGGGTAGAGCAATTTTTGAAATGGTATATCTGAATAAAGCAGTACCAGAAGGTATGGAATTATTTAATGCAGAGATGATAGATAAATGTCTTGATAGGTCAAGAGAACTAGGAGATATACCTCCACGAACTTCTTTAATAGCTGGATTAGACCCAGCATCTACAGGGTACCAAGCAGCAGTTTTGTGGGCATATAATGCAAAGACTATGGACATGTGGTTAGTAGATATAAAGAATGATTTAGGAGGAGGTATTGCAAAGGCCCATAAGGTAATGAAAGAGTGGTATGAGCAATATAATCTATATCATTGGATAGTAGAAGAAAACGGATTTCAAAAAGCTATTGGTCAAGATAAAGATATAAAGAACTGGGCAGCAGGTCATGGAGTAAAGATAGAGGGACACCAAACCTATAAGAATAAATGGGATCCAGTATTTGGAGTTACATCAATGGTTCCTTTATTTGAACAGGGTAAAATAAATATACCTTGGGCCTCACCAATTACACAGAGGAAAGTAAATATATACAGAAGTCAGTTAATATATTTTAGCGCAGCTAGTAGTAAAAATACTAAGTCTCCTACATCAAAAACAGACTTAGTAATGGCATCATGGTTTCCTATGAAGCGTATACGACAAACTATGAAAATCATACTTTCAGAAGTAGACAGCGACTATACTCCTAGTTATAGCAATTATAAAATGACAACGTATGATGAAAGAATGTGGGAAAGATAATGGCTTATACAGCTGACAAGTTAGCACATAAAATTGATGACCTTCGTGGGTTACATGAATCTACAGGATCTTTTGATTATAGGAAAAGAATTAGAAATATATTAAATGGAGGTTCACAAGGAGTGGCCGCACTATTAGGTTCTAATTCAGAAAACTATAACGAAGATTTACCAATACCTAATATGATTGATTCTGGTTTGGAACACTTAGCACAGAAGCTAGGTAGAGTTCCAGATCTTAAAGTTGATCCATTTAATAATAAAGATTCAGATAGAGCTAAGAATAAATCAGAGAAGCTAGAAAGGATTGTTCATGCTTATGACAAGAGTTGTAAGATGGATATGCAACTTCCACAAGCTGCTAGATGGCTACCGGGTTATGGTTTTTCAGTTTGGATTATAAGAAATAAAAAAGATAGATTTGGTAATATGTATCCTCATGCAGAATTGAGAGATCCATTTGATTGTTTCCCCGGTTACTATGGACCAGATCAACAACCAACAGAGCTAGCTTTAGTTAGAATTGTTCCAGTAAAGACTATTAAAAATTTATATCCTCATGCAAAAGTAGATATACAAGATACAACTGGAGAATATAGTGGTGGATGGTCTCAGGGATTATATAAAGATCAATATGCAAGAAGCTGGGAAAATAATACTGCTGAGGGAGAAGAGTTAATAGAGTATTACAACGAAGAGGGAACCTATGTTTATTATCCTACAACAAAACAAATATTAGATTTTACACCTAATCCATTACAGAGTGGTCCTAGATTTGTACTAGCAAAGAGATTTAGTTTTGATAGATTACAAGGACAATATGATCATGTGTTAGGACTCATGGCAGCTATGGCAAAGATAAATGTTTTATCCATTATTGCTATGGAAGATGCAGTATTTACTGAAACAAATATTGTAGGAGAACTAGAGTCTGGTGCTTATAAGAGAGGTAGATTTGCAATTAACTATCTATCACCGGGAAGTCAAGTTGCTAAACCAGTTAATAATCTTCCTTACCAAATGTTTCAACAAATAGATAGGATAGAGAGGCAACTTAGATTAGGTTCTTCTTATCCAGTTACTGATGATGCACAATCTCCTAATTCATTTGTTACAGGAAGAGGATTGCAAGAATTAATGTCATCAGTTGATTTGAATGTTAGAGAGTATCAGTTGTCATTAAAGAACGCACTAGAAGAAGTAGATGCTAAAAGATTAGAAATGGATGAAGTACTTAATGGAAGTAAAAGAAAACCAATATCTGGTTATGCCAAAGATAGAGCTTATGCAGAATATTATGTCCCTAAAAATGATATAGATGGTCAATATGAAACAAGAAGAGTTTATGGTGTTATGGCAGGATTTGATGAACCAACTAAAATTGTATCTGGTTTACAATTATTACAAGCAGGGATAATTGATAAGCAAACATTACAAGAGAATATGGATGGATTAGAAAATCTACAGAAAATAAATAATAGAATTACAAAGTCAGAAGCAGAGACAGTATTGTTTGAGACATTGAAAGTACAAGCTACACAAGGAGATCCTAAAGCTACAATGGCATTAGTACAGATATTAAAGAATCCAGATGACATGCAGACTGTATTAGATAAATTCTATACTGCAGAAGAAGAAGTCCCAGAATCAGAACAAGCTATGATGGACCAATTAATGCAACAAGGACAACCTCAAGTTCCTCAAGGTCCACCACCAGATATAAGAAGTCTATTGTTACAAGGGGGAGGAGGTCCAGATGTCCCAGAACAGTTATGATATGGAATTTGAAAATATAGTCCATAGTGGACTTAGAGATGTTTGGATTAATAGTATGGAGATATTAGAAGAACCAACACCTCCACCACAACCTATGCCTTTTGTAAGAATTGATTTAGGTAATACATTCATTATCGGAGTATTAATGGATGATATAGATATGGGAGATATAAATGGCAAATGGATCTTCTAGGCAATCTGGCAGAAGAGGCGGAGTAAAAAAACCCGCAGCTGTTAGTGGTCCCGGAAAGTTATCAAGAAGAACAGATGGCCAAGCACCTACTGTTGAAGATGTAAAAGGAATGGTTAGTGGTTCTTATGATGAAGAGAAACAATTAATAGAACAAGTAAGACAAGACCCTACTGTACAAGATGATACAGGAGTAGTTGAAGGAGAGATTGTTGATGATGAGAATGTAGTAATTAATCCAGTTGATGAAGTAGATCTTTATGGACAAACACGTTATCCAGATATGCCAATAGATACGATAGGGGATGCAGGAAATCAAATATTAGAACCAGATTATTTAATGTTAATCAGAGCCATGGCAGAAATAAATCCAACTCCAGAGTTATTATCATTGTTAAATAGTGTAGGAAGTGTATGGCAGTCATCTAGCGAGACAGAATAATGGGAGTTGCTTATTTTGATAATCCCAAAGAGGAACAAGATCTTTATGCTGAAATTTACGCAAGACAAAAAAAATATGCACAAGTAAGAAATTCTGTTACACGTGATGATTCACAGAGGGCTTCTGCAATTTCAAAAGCTTATCCTAATTTCTCACCGGATGTTATATCAGCATTAACTTTACTTCAAGTAAAACCAGAAGCAGAAGTATTACAAGAAGTATCTAAAAGAATAGTAGAGAATAATCAGAAAGGTCTTTTAGGTAAGTTTGGAGGAGGGTTAAAAGCAGGAGTTAGATTAGGCCTACTAGGTTTAGAAGATGCTTATAGAAGTTGGGTAGATAGACCAATAAACTCTTTTATAGCATCAACATTTGGAGATTATAAAGATCAATTAACATTTCAAGATGCTTATGCACAATCTGGTAGTTCAACTGTAAGGCAAGCTTTAAGACAGTTAAAATCTGGAAACAGAGTTAATTTAGGAGAGGGATTTATTCCAGATAGTGATGAGTTTGATCCTAACAATCCTAACTCTAAATTTTATGAAGAATATAAATATATGGTTCAAAAGGGTATGGATCCAGATAAGGCAGTACAAAATATAAATTCTTATTTAGGAAGTCCTATAACTGATATAGATAGAAGGATGCAAGAAGAGTCAGGTGTGTTTTCTATAACAACTAAAGACAATCAAGGAAATCAAGTAGCTATGCCTATATCTTTAGGAAGAGCTACAGCTAATTTAGTTATGGAACCGGGAAGTAGACCTTTTAATGTTATGTCTGGAATAATTGATGCAGGGAAAATAATGTTTCTTGATCCAGCTAACTATTTCTTATTAGGTACTAAAGCTTTAACTGCAGGTAGGAGAACATTAAAACCATCTGAAGAGTTGGTTAAGAATATAATGAAGAAAGTTCATAAGGGAACTCCCGGTAAAAAAGGAAGTAAAGAATTGACAAATGCCCAAAAAAAGCAGCTAGGTCTAAATGATACAGGAATTAAAAAGTGGGTATCTGGTCGTAGAGTTGAGGATTATTTAGAGCATGATGAAGGTGCAGAGGAACTTATAAACTGGCTTGCTACTAACCAAAACACACATGAATTTATGAATTTGACAGGAGTAACAGATAGTGAAATGTTAAAAAAACTAAAAGATATTCAATATTCCACAAGGCCAGTTGAAAATAAAGTTAAAGCAGTAAGAAAGTTATTAAATGATGAAGTTTTAGGAAATCCTATTTCTACACCTTTTGGTTTTGGTACACGAAGTCCAACAAAAAGAGGATTAGGTAGAGCATTAGGAGGGCTTACTGAGTCGTTGATTCCTAATGTTCCAGAACAACTTATAGGTACAGGAAAGCTATTCGGTTCTGCAAAAATAATAAAAGCTAGTCTTATGGATTCTGGTAGAATTGGACAGATTATTGCTAGCTACGCAGCAGATTTACCTTATAGATTCTTAGATATAGATCAAATGGATCAGACATTACATCAAATGAAGTTATGGATGGACCAGACAACAATAAACCAAAGTGATAAAACGAAGATATTAAATAAAGCAATTGATTTAGAAGATGGAGATGATCTAGGTTTATATGAAGTAGCAAAAGAAATGATGGCAGTTACTAACGAAGATCTTATTATTAATGGTGGTGTAAATCCAGATGATGCTAAATACTTCACATCATTTTTTGAGGATGAACTCCCAGAATATAGAAAGTTCTGGATTAATCAATTAACTGGAGAGGAGGTTTTGGGTCCAACAAATAAACTAAAATCAGCAGTTATTGATGGGAAACCACATGGTACTCCGGGTCCTCAACTTATGACAGAGTTTATTAATAGAACAATACCTTTACCAGATGCTGGAGGACTAGCTAAAGCATATAACACTATGGGTATATTACGGGCTAAAATGACTAAATCTTTTGCTAAGGGATTAGAACCGGGAGAAGTACCGGGAGTTTTTGCTAATAGAAATAAGTCGGCACAGCAAGGAATTATGAGTTTAGCAGCAGATAAATACTATCAAGAAGCATGGAAACCATTAGTTCTGCTTCGTGGTGCATGGACAATAAGAGTAATAGGTGAAGAACAAATAAGGATGTATGCTAGAGGATTTGACACAATGTTTAGTAGGCCTCAAAGTTGGCTTGCCTCTTGGATAGGTGGAACAGATGATGCTAGAAAAGTTAAGAGATGGAGTCAAAGAGGAGTTACTTATAACGACTTATTAGGAGATCCATTTGATGATGCACAACAGTTTAAGGAAGCTGCTTCTGCTATGGCCGGTATAAATAATAATATGAAATTTTTTGGAGGAGAGTTCACAGGAAGAAGAAAGCCGGGTCCACATCCGTTTGAGGTTATAGATAGAAGAGATATAACTAGATTTGGTGCTAATGGCCAGAGAACTAAACAATGGAAAGTATGGTTACAAGAATGGATGACAGAAGCAAATAGAATAAACGGAGATGATTTGTTCAAGTTTTTATTCAGAGGTGCTGATGGAGAAGCGCTTTCTGATGCAGGACAACAAAGAAGATTGCAGGAATGGGTAAATGGTAAGAGTGAAGAAGTACAGGCAATAATGAGAGTATATCAAAAGGGAGGCCCTTCGTATAGAAGAGCTGTTCAAGGTGCTGGTGGAAGATTTGCTATGGCAGATGCTATTAAAGCTAGATTGACTGGACACGCAGGAGGAGTTTTTGATGAAAATAAAGCTTTATTAGAAAAACTTATGGATATTACAAATCCAAAGGATGTTGATATAACTAAATCCCCATTCCCAATTATGACAAATCAGAGAAAAGCTAATGATGATTTATTAAATATATTACTAGGTGGTGAATTTGGTAATGGTTTTAAGATTGATGATCTGTGGCTTGAATATAAAAAGTATGGGGATACTTTAACTGGAAAAAGAAAGTCCGGATTAAAAAAGAAAGACTCTTCTATAAATTCTATGGCAGATGTTTTAGATGAAGTGTATGAAGATTTACCAGTATATCAAAAAACAATAAAAGAGTTATTTGAAGATGACCCTTCTAGGATAAAACAATTTGTTGAAATGGGATTCAAGACTTTAATGGGGGACAGAACAGATAACTTATCAAGATCTCCAGTATTTAGACAACTTTATTGGAGACAAATATATGAGATGTTACCTTACATGAGTCCATCAGCTAGACATAGAATATTGTATGGAGGGACTGTTCGTTCAGAAGGTAGGTCTGTAAAACTAGGAGGTGCTGTTAATGCAGGAATACCAGATGAAAATCTATGGTCAAAGATTATGGGAACACCGGGGACATTACTTAGAGGTGGTAAGAGAACTCCAATGGCAGGAGTTAAATTAAGAAAAAGAGACACAGAGATAAATTTGGATATGCTCAAAAGAAAAATAGAGGAATTAAATAAAGTAGATGCTGAAGCTGGTAATGTCTATGTTAATTTTGAAAAAGATATTAGAGCAGTAGAAAAGAAGTGGAGAGGTAAAAATAGAGAATTAAAAGGGGAAAAAGAAAAATATGATAGAGATAGAATTTGGATATTTAGAGGTAGACATTATGCTGAAGGACTTTTGGAGAGAGTCGATCCTAAAACTGGAGATTTAGGTTCAACACGAAAGAGAAGAGTTAGTGAGGAAAGATTAGGAATAGGAATTAGACCAACAATTGATGAAGCTATAGAAAAAGTAGGTGATATTGATGTTGATGATTATTCTATGCAGACAGCGTTAAGAGATGCAATTCCGTATAATACTAAAAAGCAAAAAGACTTATACACTATAGCTACTGGGGATGGTGATGACAGATTTCTTTATGCAACAGAAGCTGAATGGGATGATTTATATGATGAGGCTTTAGAGGAAATTCAAATGTATGCAGAATATTATAAAGAAGATTTAGATGAATGGACTAAATATTCAAAAGAAGAAGCAAAAGCTTTTTGGAAAAAACATGTTCACGATAAACGGGATGAAATAAAAGAAAGAGTAATAAAAGAAACAAGAGATAAAAAAATTGAATCTTTAAGAGCAACTGGAAGAACTGGTTATGGAGAAAAGAGTCTGCGTATAAACTTTGATGATGAAATTGATGAACTAAGAAGAGAACAGGCCCGTATTGTTAAGCCGGGTACTTTAGGTTTACATAGACTATATGAAGGAGACTTAAAAGTATTACAATTTTTCCCTTCAGAAGCACCTATGGAGTATCCAGATAAAGTATTTGGAGATATATATGAATTTATGCACTTAAAGAGGTGGGCATCGTTCCGTAAAGCGGACTTTACAGTAGGTTCTCCCAGTTATCAATCAAAAGGGTCTGCCTCAGATATGACTCCTTATCCTCTTGGTGATAAATTAACAGAAGCATTAAAAAATCTTAATAGAAACTTTTTCAAAAAGAAAAAAATTACAGAGATCGAATCAGAAGCAGAGTATGTCTTAATAAGGGATTATATATTAGGTGATGAGATGACCATGATGGACCATACTATGTCAGAAAGCGCTTTACGAAAAGCTATAAAAACAGCTAGACAGATGCGTAAGAAAACAAAAGTTGCATCACCCAAAATAGATACAGTTGTACCTAATGAAGAATTTTATCTATTAAGAAAACAATTCTTAGATGGGTTAGAACCCGGAGATGTTGTGGAAGCAGGACCAAATGAATGGTGGATGGAATTTTTAGAAGGATTAAGAGATAAGGGTGTTAAACCCGGAGATGATCTTTGGGAAACTTTAAGGGATTCTAGGAATGATGTTACAGGCTCTTGGGGGAAATTAGATGAGATTTTTGATTTAATAGGAGGAGATAGAGAAGCACTTGGTAGTTTTCAATATAATCAGAAATTTTATAAGAGACTTGGAGAAAATGCCGATTGGACTTGGCAGAATTTATGGGATAATTTTGCTTATAGTGGAAAAAATAAATGGTCAGAAAAACAAATAGCTTCTGCAAAGAAGGCAAATCAAGCAGATTTAGATTGGGTAGAAGAACTAAAGGGTATGGTATCTAGGTACAGAGAAGGAAGATTATCAAAAGTTAATGCGATAGAAGATAAGATAAAAGCAAGAATGAAAGTCTTGGATGAAACTGTTGGGGAGAAGAGTGAAAAATATCAAAGAGGTCGTAGGAAGTATATAAGAGAAAGAGAAAAGTTATATGATGCAGCAAGCTTTACAGAAGATGTTGCTTCTTTTGATCAATTAGATACTGTAGCTAAAGCAGTTGCATTACAAGGTGTTCAAGATTTACTATATGATATAACAAGAGACAATAAGTTCTTTTACAACATGAGAGCAATATTCCCATTTGGTAATGCTTATAAAGAAATTGTTACTACTTGGGCTAAATTATTAAAAGAAAATCCTCAAATGATAAGAAGAGGACAGGTAGCAGTTAATGCTTTAAGAAAAGATAATGATTTTAGTCCTATTGAAGGAGAAGGATTTATAGGAGAAGATGAGGTAACAGGTGAATCTGTATTTTATTATCCAGTTGTTTCGGAATTAATATCAGAAGCAGCTTCTGATGTAGCTTTTGGGGAAGATAGACAAGTTCAAGTAAGGTTTCCGGGTTATGCAAGTTCTCTTAATATAGCACTAAGTGTTGTTCCGGGTGTAGGACCAATGATGGCTATACCTCTTGCAAAGCTTATAGGAGATAGCCCAGCATTTGATGATTTTGTTAAGTTTGCTTTCCCATACGGACTTCCAGATGTTAAAACTTCTGGCGATCTTATTAATGCAGCTTTTGCGCCAGCATGGATGAGAAATGCAGTAAGAGCAATATGGGGTTTTGATAGCGATAATCCTAATAATGAAATAGCAAGAGTTGCAGGAAATACTCAAATAGATATTTATAGGTTATTAAAAGCTAATGGAGAACTAGATGATACACAGCAACAACAAATTGCTTTACAACAGAAAGCTAAAAAGATAGGTAGAGGAATAACTTTGATAAAAGCTTTCTCCCAGTTTATTGGACCAACAGGTATGAACCCTAGATACGATAAGATTGGAGATCCAAAAAATAATACAACAGTATGGGCCATGCAGACATTATCAGATAGATATAGAGAGTTATTAGAAACACCGCCAATACTTCCGGGAACAAACCAAATGGCTTATGCACCGGGAGATAACTATTCTGCAACTAAATACTTTATAGATGAGTTTGGGTTCAATCCAATAGATCTAGTACAACCTAAGTCAATAGTCATTGAACCAAGACCAGTAGATGAAAAAGGTGTAGAGTTCCAAAGAAATAATCCAGAACTATTTGAATCTCATCCATATACAGCACAGTTTGCAATACCTAAAGGTGGAGGTGGAGACTTTAGTTATGAAGCTTATGTTAGAACTTTAGTAGAAGGAAAAAGAGAACCATTATCACCAGATGAATGGCTTTATAAAAGGAATCAATCATTGGGTCAATTTTACATGGAAGATAAAAGATTAGAATCTCTTGAGTTGTTTGATATAACACGACCTAATCAAGATAAGGCAAGGAACAGATATTTAGCTATGCACCAAATAGATGCAAGAGATAAGTTTCCCGGATATGATAGACCAATACCGGGACTTCCAGAAACAACAAGTGTTGAATTACAGATGAAGGAATTAAGAACATGGGAAAAAGAACCTCAATTAGCCAATACCAAAGTTGGAAGAGATGTTATATCTATATTATCTATTATGGATACTATTTCTAAGAAAGGTTTTAGAGAAGGACTATCTATGGAGGGATGGAGATCATCCAGAAGATATATCGCTGAAAGAAAATTTTTAAGAGATACTATAGCAAGAATGGTAGCTAACAATGATGATTTATACTTTGTAGCGGAGAAGGTTCTGCTACCATATATAGAAGAAAGAAGGGATTTTGTAGAAGATTTATTCTACAATCCAGATGTATTCGAGGAATATGGCATGTATTTACCAAATAAAATAAATGTAGGAGGGGCATAAATGTCAGAATTAAAAGATGATTGGAAAGAAGTTTTAATACAAGCTGTCATACAACAACGAGGAGTAGTTTCAGCAAGGACTTATTCTGGTGTACCTACAGAATATCAACAATCCATATCATCAATTACTAGAGTGGATGAAGATCTAATAGAAACACTCAACTCTTTAGCAAAAGAAGATATAACAAACATACAGTTTTTAGCTAGAGTAATAACAGAGTTGGATATATTTGATATTAAAGTTGGAAACTCTGATAGTCCATACAATACAGTTTATATGGATAATCAATCAATAATGGAGAAATCTTTAGAGTCTTTGGAAGGTTCAGTTGTATATGGAGAAGATGAATATACAGGTCCAAGACAATATACAGGAACAAGTGTTCAAAAAGGATATATAAATATTTTACCTAATGATTTTGTACAAGAAGTTAGTCAAGCATTTGATTTATCTTCTGGAGTTAGTGGAGTTAATAGTGAAGAGGCCGGGGAATATTTTGAATATTTGAAAGTAGAAGTGAATGATTATGTAAAAGATACAGGAAATATTGCGGTAATAGCTAAACCAAAAGGTGGTAATGGTTATATATTCTTTTCAAGTGATTATCTTAATGAAGTAATAGAGAATAAAGGAACAGCAGATCTAAGTATTTATTCAAGTTTTAGCAATATAAATGATGCAGGTCTTAAGTATTATCCTGTTACAGAGGAGAAAGATGGAGTATTTGTACCAACAGGGAAATGGATAGATTTACCATCCTCTTATGATGATGATGGAAACATTGTAGAAGAAGTAGATAAACAAGCATGGTACGCAGTTGCTACACAGGGTGTCGCTGGCGATATTATAGATATGGAAAAACAACAGCTTACTACAACTGAAGTGGAGAAACTTCAGGGGGAAGGAAAGATTCTCTATCCTTTACAGGGTGCAGATGAAGAAGCGATTGATATGTATTATTTAGATCTCGAAAAAAATCTAACAGGTCTTACTTCAGGAGAGTTTTCAGATTATTCAAACTTACCAGATGATTACTTTATATACAAACAGATAGAGACTTCGGGATGGCAGGAACCATCTCTTGATAAAGATTTCCTCCAAGATGCAAAAGAACAAATTACTGTTAGTGATTATGGTAGAGATAATCTATATGGTGGATTTGATCACATAAGTGGAGACCCCGCCCAAGGAAAAATATCTTGGATAAGTTTACCTCCAGAAGAAAAGGAGGCAGTACAGCTAGAACTAATGCAGGCAGGTTTCTTAAGTCCAGATGCTTACTTTTCAGAGTCTGGTTCATGGGGGCGACTAACACAAACTGCTATGCAAAATGCCATGATAGAAGCTAATTATGAGTTTAAGAAAATTGGTCCATTCTTATCTGAGAAAATGAGAGACTATAAGAATAGGCCACCTATTTATCCTAAAGTATATTTAGAGCCATCTCCGGCATTTATTAAAAATGAGTTACAAACTACATTAAAAGCTATAGGTGCCAGAACTGATCTATCTCCAGCAGAACTTGCCGCACTATCGGATTACTGGATTCAATCAGATATAGATGCAGAAAAGGCAGCTATTGATTGGCAACATAATGTTGATTTAGCGCAGAGAATGATTAATCCAACGAGTAGATTACAAGCACCTCAGTCAGCTTCGGAGAGAACAGAAGCTTATGCAAAAGAATTATTTGAACCAGAGCTTAGAGCCAAAGCTACAGCAGAGAAAAGAAGGAACGATCTTTCTTATTTAACCTACACAGTAGACAGGATGAGTGATATGATTGGTGGATGAAATTATTATTGGTAGGATTGCTAATGACAAATGGTATTAGTTTCTCACCCTCTGAAGAGGATGATAGAGAATATTCCCCAGAAAAATTATATTCCTATATAGTATTTGCTAATAACTATGTAGAAAAAACAGAAGAATCTCTTACTGGACAAGATAAGTCTGACTATGGATGGAACCCTAATTCTAAACATAAAGATATATTAAATGCAAAAGTTGATACAGATGTTGAAAAGCTAGTAGCTATAGCTTTAGCTGAACATAGAAATGATAAGGGTCAATCTCAGGGTTTTGCTAGGAATATAAGATCAATAGAACCAAACGATAATGGAACTTATGATTATGGTTTATGGCAAATAAACAGAAATGTATGGGAGGAGAATCTTAAAAGATTCTTTCCAGAGTTATTTGATAACGGAAAAACTTGGGAGGAAAATATATATAATCCTTTTATTAATGCCGTAGCTGCTGTATATATAGCAGGATATGATTTTGGTAAATCTCCCGGTGGTAATAATTGGAGTGTATGGAAAGAAGTTAATAGGAGATTCAAAAAGGATGAAGGGGGAATAAGACCCAGCGATTTTATTGAACATGCAAGAGAGGGAATAAGTCATCCACTTAGTAAAAAAAGGAAAGTATGGCTAGATAATCCTACTGAAGCTACAAAAGATATTGCGAGAGATGTAGAAAATTTAGAACAATCCAGTAAAGAAGAACTAAATAAAGATATTCAAGATGTTAAAGAAGTAAATGTAGAAGAGTTACTAGCTAATGTTGCCTATGCTATGGAGGAGATAGCAATTATAACTCAAGGAAAACAACGTAGTGAAGGATGGACTCAATATAGATTGAATCAATTAAAGGCAGAACGATAATGGAGGATTTTTATTGTCATTTTTGTGGATGGGATCAAATAGAAGATCCGGACAATGATAGTCTCTGTGAATGTGATTGTCATATTACAGGGATGCCAGTTAATTCTTCATTAAAAGTAGGGGGAATGTAATGGACCCTGAAGATATAGTAGAAGGAGTAATAGGTCCTGATCGTAGATCTGGTGGAACAAGAGATATAACTATACCATTAGATGAAAATGGTAATGTAATGCTATATAGGTCTACTGATGACCCTAATAGAATTATTGATTCTAATTTCTTAAAAAAACGAGGAGATCATGGTAGTTCAGGATTAGGACAACATAATTATTTTTCGCCTAATCCAATGTATTCTGATAAATATCAAAGACCCGGAACACATAAAAATTATAAGTTTGTAACAGAAATAAAATTAAATGAAATTTTAGATTTAGATACAAAAATAGGCGACAGACCTGATTTAGCTAAGGCATTAGGTATACCTGAATCTGTTACATTTGATTATCCAGTTCAAGGAAAGTATGGTGGTAGGGTTACAGAAGCTAATCTTTGGGATATGAATTGGCGACAAGCAGTAGGAGAGCCACCATTTCAAAAAGCTATGGGTTTTCCTATGGGACACGATATTACTCTACAAAAACTTTTTGGGGATAATATAGATTTACTTAAAGAAAACGGAGTAAAAGCACTTGGTACAGGTGCAACTGGTAAGGCAGGTGTTTCAGAATATGTTGAATACGAAATAATACCATTAGTTAAAGAAGGAGATACTTTAGGTATAAAACCTGTTTCAATAATGGACCCCGGTAGTACAGCAGGTAAAACACTAGATGTATTTACAGAGATACCATTAGACACACCTACAAATGTAGTAGATGATTTAACTCCTAATCAATTAGCTGACAATTTTTTTAATAGCTTAAATAGAGATACTAAAGGAAATGTTGAGCTTTATGTTAAACACGCAGGGGGGAAAGTTTCTGCAAATGAAATAACATTTAGTCATAAACTGGGTGGTGGTAATCATATCCCCGGTTTTTACACAGAACCAATAGGTAATAAAACTTTAGAACAAATAAGAGGTCCCGGACATTATGGAGATGCTGCTGATAATTTTTACAAAGTACAAGTTAATACAGATAATTTATTAATAAATATTAAAGAAGGAGAATTTAGAGGTCGAGATATATTTTATCCTAAATCTAATGTTGGAGGTGCTGCACCATTAATGGACCAAATAGAAAAAATAGATTGGGATATATTTGCTAAAGAAACTGGAGTATCTTTTGATGATTTAGTTGAATCTACTAAAAATAGCACAATTTCATTTAGCTATGATAACGCAGGAAGGCGTGTTTATGGAGGTGGTTCAGAAGTATTTACAAAAGTGTTAGCAGAAGAAGTTGGAGATACAGAACTTGCTTTTACTGCACTTAGAAAAGCAGGTATAGAAGGATTTGTTTCAGGACCAACTAATGCACAATATGAAGTTGTTTTACTAGACCCTAATGATGATTTAGGGATTGGTAAAAGAATTAATATAGAAGATACAACTGTAGAACAATTCAAAACTTCTAAAGCTACAGCAAATCCAATAGATGAAATAATAATAGACACACCTACAAATGTAGTAGATAAAGCACCAGATACTCCAGAGTCGTTATTTGAATTTCCAGATACAGTTCCTCAAGAATTAGTAGATGAAGCAGATATGGAAAGATTTATAGAATTTAACGAACTGCAAGAAATGGGAGATACCATGTATTATGATGCAGCAGATAGAGCAGAAAGTGTTATGGATAATATGTCATCACAATTATCAGATTCTGAAGGTGAAAGATTGTTCGAGCTTGTGGAATCCTATGATAGGAACATGAGTGCTTTAACTAATAATTTGCGTTTAGGAAAAATAGCTAAAAGAAGAATAATGAATAAAGCAAAACTACTGATGACAAGGTTACTTACTCCGGGTATGGAGTATCTTGATATTTATGAGACAGGTGTATTTTTGTTAGGAGGACTAATAGCAGCTGCACCAGAATTAAAACCTATGGCAGAATATTATGGTTCAAGAATGGCACATAATATGGCAAAACAACACGGGGTAGATCTACCATTAGAAGAATACACTCCTGATTGGGAGAATATTGCGCTTGTATTAGATCAAGTAGAGAGTGTAAGTCCAACAGATTTATTAATAAAAAAGGCAGCAGCAGTAGATACGGATACTGGATATAAATCAGCATATTTACCACCATTATCTAATCCACAACCTATTATAGATATGAATGTATCCTTTAAGAATACTGTAAGTAATTACAAAAATCTCAATAAGTACCGGAATGCAGACATGTCAGACTCATGGCGTGATAAAATGGTAGAAAGTTTTAAGCATGGCAGTACAAAGTAAAGAAGAAAATAAGTTAAGACCAGATTTACCAAACGATTATGAGGTATGGCAAGATGGAGATGATTTCTGGTTAGTAGCCTTTATGGAACTTCCCGAAGGAGATACATTTGTATGGAGATATTTAATTGAAGATCCAGCAAGCATACTTGATAAAACAGTAGTATCTTTGGTACCCAATGTAATTATAAGTGATGGAGTAATAGTAGAACAAGCAGAAGATTCTGTTGTAAGTGATGTTATGTATAACTCTTCTTTTAATTTTGGCACAACAAATCAACTTAGTGTTGTATCTGAATACGTAGAAGATGGTGCTGAATCTTATGAATATTTAGTAGAAGCAATAAAACAAGAGTCAAGATTTGCACCATGGCTACTTTCAACAGATGAGAATGGTAACTATGATTACTTGGCAGTAGCTATTGAAGCTGCACAAGAAGGTAGAGTTCCTAGAGATAAGGAGTTAATGACTACTTCTTGGTATAGAGATAAGACATCAGGAGTAAGAAAGGCTATTAAATCCAAAGCTGAAGATCCAGAGACTTGGTTACAGGATTGGGATAAAAGTTTTGAAAGTATTGCTACACAACTATTATCATCTGGCATACAGACATTAAATCCAGATCTAATAAATGAAATTACAAATTCTTTTATGATGGGAGAGTATGGAGAAGGAGATTCAGCTGTTGCAGAAATTAACAAGATTATAAGCAAGATAAGAAATCGTAAATTACCTTATGAGCTTCCAGAAAGAATAGAAGCTATAATTGAAGGGAAACCATTAGAGATAATACAGGCAACATCTGGTGTTAAGGATGATATAGAATCTATAATGGGACCCGGTTCCAGTCTTAATTTTAACTTAGAAGATGTTGCTAATCAGAGAGAAGCTAATCCACTTTGGTATGATGAAGAGTTTATTCCGGGACTAGAGGAATCTTTTGTGGCAAAGTTTCCACAATATAAAAATACCAATGTCAAAAGATATTCTACTGCTGCACCTCAATGGAGATACGAATGGAATAACTTAGTTGGACAATCACCAGATGAACAATCTGCTAGCTGGACAAGATTTATTTCAACAAATGATATAAAAGAAAGAGAAGATATAGCATTTGAAGTATCTGCAGAATTAGGAACACAAACATTCAAAGATAAAGCAGAAGAAGATTTAGAAAGTGTATTTGGACAACCGGGACAAAGAGTTACTGGTGGTACTAAATGGAATAGAAGGGTTAAATAATGGCAGAATCAGTATATTTTCCACAGATAGGAAGAATGTTAGATCCTAATAGTTTCTTCGGTAGATACTTTATAAGCGAAGGATATACATTCGATACACCTGTAGCAAATACATTAGGTAGAGGAACACCTACAGTAACAGATCCTTCTGAAGAGAAATCAGTAGAGGATTATCTTAACTTAGATTCTATTAGTACGTATCTAGAGGGGATAGGGTATGGAGAGGAAGGTCCTCAAGAAGGAGATAAAAGAACAGTAGATGGAAAAGTACAGGTATTTACTAATGGTCAATGGGTACTGCAAGATGGTACAAGTGGAAATGATGGAGATGGAGGTGGAG